TTATATTCAAATATCTCAAATCAATGGTAACTTATCTGAATATCAAACTACTTTAAACATATTAGCTTTAGATGAATACAATATTCCTGTAATCGTATTTAGATACACTAATGCATTTATTACAAACTTGGGAGGATTAAACTATTCGTACAGAGAAGGCAAGACTATAGAGTCTAGTGCTCAATTTGCTTTTGGACAGCTTGATGTTACAACAGAAAAAAATATGTCAATTTTAGATAAATAAATTTATATGGCAAGACTAATTCAATCACCAGGCGTTCAAATAACAGAAATTGATCTTTCAGTTAACGAACAAACACCAACAGGAACAATCGTAGTTGTTCCAGGCTTTGCTACTCAAGGTCCTGTAGACGAACCTTTAGCGATTACCTCAGTCTCAGAACTCGAGCAAATTTACGGAACTCCAACCACTCCTGCAGAAAAATACTTTCACTATTCTTGCAGAGAAATCCTAAAATCTCCTGGTCGTCTTACAACAATTAGACTTGGATATGGAGCTGACGTGGGGTCCCTTTACTCTAACGGATACAGCGCTCTCGTGTATCCTATGCTGTCTTCTTATGTAGGGTCTGCTACTACCGAATTTGAATGGACCGTTGGTGAGCCAATTCACGTTCCGCTTTCTAGACAAACTTATGAAAAATTAATTGCTGGAGATCTCTCGTGGTCCAATACAACAGCTTCCGCTTTAACTCCTACAGCTGCTTTCGGAGCTGTAGGGGCTTCGCTCGACGTTAAAGCTGGATTCATCGTTTTAAACGACCTGCAATCCACAATTAATGAAATTGGAGAAGGTTACTACATCGGCCTTGCTGATAACAGCGCTGTCGGAGCCCTTTCTCCTAATTTCGAATCAATTACATTGCTGAATACATTAACAGCAGCTTCTAGCCCAGGCGTATACAGTGCCATTCCAACTACTAGATTGGATTTCTCTTTAACTGCAAGCGATGTAGATTCATTGAACGGAGTTTACTCAGTATCAGAAGTTCTTGAAAAAGTCGGATTCGTTGCATTTGAGCAAGACATTTATCAAGACAACCTCTCGTTTGGTGTATTCCGTGTACGTAGATCTGTTAGCGATCACACAAAATTAATCATTGCTTCAAATGAAAAATATCTAGCTTCCTTGGATTCTACTCGCAAAAAAGTAAATCCAACAGGTGGATCTTTAACAACTGCATTTTTAGAAGAATTAGTAAATAACAATTCTCCTGTTATTAAATGCATTGTAAACCCATTTATTGCCCAAAGCTTTGATTGGACAACAGGAAGCACTTCCCCAACTTCTCGTGTCACCGTTAACGCTGCTGGAAAAGCATTATTCCCACTAGGAACATACACTCCAGACTCAAGAAATGCTGACGCTTCAAAGGTTATTGGATCAGTGCCTAAGAAACTTACAAAAGCTCTAAGACAGTTGGAAAACATCGAAAACATCGAAATCGATGTCATCCTCGACGCTGGATTATCCACGATTTACTCCACTTGTGAATTTGCAGCAGCTAGTGCATTCAATGAATACACTTACGTCCCAACTCCGTTAGCTGTAATTCCGCAGTGGGCAGAAGTTGCTGACGTTCTCGTTAACTTCTCACAAAATACAAGAAAAGATTGCTTTACTATTTTGGATGCTCCTCGTTCGGTATTTGTTTCCGGCAAAGACAGCAAAATTGGAGACATGGAATCCAAATCGTTTACGACAGACATCTACAACCCACTAAAAATCTGTGCTTCATATGAAACCACTTACGCTTCAATGTACGCCAACTGGATAAAAATAGAAGACATTTATTCCGGTCGTCGGTTCTGGCAGCCAATTTCAGGAGCAATGGGTGCCGTGTTTGCGGGAAGTGACAAAAAAGCATACCCTTGGTACGCTCCAGCTGGAGTAACTAGAGGAAAATTTGCCGCAGTTGATATTGCGTTTAATCCTTCCCAAAAGCAAAAGGATCGTTTATACGAAATTTCAATCAACCCAGTAGTGTACTATCAAGGGGAAGGCTACATCGTAATGGGACAAAAAACCTTACAAAGCAAGCCAACAGCGTTTGACAGAATTAACGTTAGAAGACTATTCCTTGCACTAGAACGTGCAGTCAGCAGAGCTCTGAGACCGTTTGTATTTGAGCCTAACACCCAATTTACAAGAACGAAAGTCAGAACTGCAATCCTTCCTATCATGGATTTAGCCAAAACCACTGAAGGTTTGTATGATTACATGGTAGTTGCTGATGAACGAAACAACACACTTGAAAACGTCGACAACAATGAAATGATCGTAGATATTTACGTCAAACCAGTCAAAGCTGCAGAGTTTATCTTAGTAAACTTCATTGCAACCAGAACTGGTCAAAACTTCAGCGAAATCATCTAACTTAGATAAATAATAATATGGCATACACAATACAAGACTTCTATAGAGTAGCATCCAATAAAGACTTCGCAAGACTGTTTCAGTTTCGCGTAACAAAATTTGGAAGCATTAAGTTCACCAACGATCAATTAACATACATCGAAACTACTAGTCTTCCTGGAAGGACGATTAACAATATTCAAGTTCCATACATGGGATTAAATTTTAATCTTCCAGGCACAGTTTCTTATCCGGGTTCTACTGGATATCAAGTCACTTTCCGCTGCGACGAGTCTTATGACATCAGAGCAGCGTTGGAAGCAGAAATGTTCTCCACATTTGATGAAAAAACATCTTCTGGAGATTACTCTCTTCCTAAGAGCGATCGCATTTTAGTTATGGAGTTATTTGACAAGAACTTCCAAGTTGCTCGTCAATATACATTGTTCGGCTGCTACATTCAAGCTCTTGGAGATTTGCAATACGACATCAAAGATAACGGAGCTTTAGCTTCAGTTCAAGCAACAATTGCTTATCAGTTCTGGAGATCCGGAGCTTCCGGAAGTCAGGGTTCGATCGACACAACGTATTCTCGTTGGAATGTCGAAAGACCTTGGTCTGCTAATTTTGCTAATCAATAATTATAGCTAAACTTCAGTAAAAGCACTGTTTGTAGAATTAAATACAAAACAGTGCTTTTGCATATAGTTCAAACAAGCTGAGTTGAAATTTCATAAATTGAGAAGATAATTCAACTTATGGAAGTACTGCACACATTTGAAATTGTAAGCGAACGGCAAAATTTCAACTCAATCGAGCCGAAATCTAAAATTACCATTAATAGCGAAGCCACTTTAAGTGATGTTCTATACGCTTTTGAGCGCTTTTTACAAGCTGCTGGATATTGTTTGCCTGAAAACAGTCGTTTAGATTTTACTGTTGATGAATAAACGAATTTCGTGGGAAGAATACGCGATGAGAATAGCTCAAGCTGCTGCTCTTCGATCTGAAGATCGTTACGTTCAGGTTGGAGCTACAGCTTTAGATTATTCGAATAGAGTAATTGGAGTAGCCTATAATGGACTAGGTTCTGGAATAACAGCACCTGAGTCATTTTGGGAGGACAGAGACAAAAGACGTCCATATATGATTCACGCTGAAATTAATTTGCTTTCACTGATTAAGAGAGACGAATGCAAGCTTTTAGCTTGTACTCTTTTGCCGTGTTCTTGCTGCGCTGCAGCCATAGTTGCAAATGGTATTAAAAAAGTAGTCTATAAAGACGAATACTTTAGAGATAACCAATCACTTGAAATATTTAAGTTTAACGGAATTGAATGCCAACAAATCACATTTTAAGCGTTTAACTGAAGTAGCAGAATCTTTAATAGATTGGAACGACGGAACACGTTGTAGGCATTTTTCTTTCATTGTCTACAAAAAACGTATTATAGCAATTGGTACCAATAAACCAAAAACTCATCCTACTAATCTCATTAATAGAAAAATTTCAGTACGTACTGGAGAGGATTTTTCGGATCAAAAGCATGTGTGTAGCGAATTTAACGCAATTACAAAACTAAAGCGATTAACTAATATAAACACAAAAAAATGCACATTGGTTAATCTTCGATACGATAGAAATCAAAAACTCAATTTATCTTGTCCGTGCATGAGTTGTAAAAATTTGCTTCGGTATTTTGAATTCAAAAACGTCTTTTATTCTGACGCAAAAGGCAATTTTCAGATGTTAAAATAACTCTTGACTTATTTAGTCTTTGGGTGATAATTCAACAATGATCTTGTTGGATGACGATAAACCTATTTTGTTTTTGGGAGACCATCATGGC